ATGAAAGATCTCCATACGAAAAGATTTACATTGTAAGATCTCTTGTTTCTACTCGTGAAATTGGTTTTCTTCCTGGAGATCACGAAGATAAGTCTTCTCTTTACCAAATTCCATATAAGAATATGGTAAAGTATATGTTCAATATGCCAGATGACCCATCTTTTGAAATGCTTTATGGAAATCTAAAAACTCAAGGTACGATTAGTTTTTGGAGTACTTCTTTTATTCGTGGAACTACTTTGGATAAAAGTATTATTATTGTAGATGAATTCCAGAATCTTAACTTCCATGAACTAGATTCAATTATTACTCGTGTTGGTGAAGATTCTAAAATTATGTTCTGTGGTGATGCTACTCAAAGTGATTTGATTAAAACTAATGAAAAGAATGGTATCATTGACTTTATGAAAATTCTACGTGTAATGCCTTCCTTTGATATAATTGAATTTGGTATTGATGATATTGTTCGTTCTGGATTAGTTAAAGAGTATATTATTGCAAAAACGGAACTTAATCTATGACATTTATTCATCATAATTTTTTAGGTGACATTGAACTAGAATGTAAAACGACAGAGAGCATCCGTCTCTATAATCTACCAAATGGAGAATGGGTGCCCTCTATTACTTCAGTGACTTCTTTTTACAACCGTCAAGTTTTTGCTGACTGGAGAAAGCGTGTAGGTCTTGAAGAGGCAAATCGAATTACGAAAAAAGCAACAGCAAGAGGAACTGATTTTCACCAAGTTTGTCAAGACTATCTTGAAAATAAAGAACTTGTCTGGGATGATTATCAACTCCTGACAAAACATATGTTTCATCATGCTAAGCCATATCTTGATAAGATAAATAATATTCATGCAATCGAAAGGACACTCTATTCAGAGTATCTTGGTCTTGCGGGAAGAGTGGACTGTATTGCCGAATATGAAGGTGAACTTGCAGTCATTGACTTTAAGACATCAGAAAAGATTAAACCAGAAGCGTGGATTGAAAATTACTTTGTACAAGAAACCTTTTATGCAGCGGCATATTACGAGCTCACTGGAAAAGTTGTTAAAAAACTTATCACATTAATGGTGACTCCTAGCGGAGAAGTAAAAGTATTTGACAAAAGAAACAAAGAGGATTATATTAGACTACTAGTTCGCTACATTAAAGAATTTGTACATCACAATACTGGGTCAAATGGAGAATGAGTTAGAGAAAGTATTAGAGAATAAGTTTTTCTGCCCTTCTCGGTTCGCACAAGAGATTGAATCTATTGTGCAAACAAACGAAGAAATGAATTACATTGATGCAGTAATTCATTTCTGCGAGAAGAATAGTATTGAAATTGAATCTGTTCCTAAATTAATTTCAAAGCCATTGAAGGAAAAGATTAAATACGAAGCAATGGAACTTAACTTTTTAAAGAAAACATCCCGTGCAAAACTAATTTTTTAATGATGCCTTTTGATGCCTATCGTGAATACCTTGCTTTAAAAAATCATTTTACAAAAGATAACTACGATTATTTTAAGTATAATAAAAAAGTAAGAGCAACCGTTCAGTCTTTCTATAAACGTAAAGACCGAATGTGGTTTGAAAAAATTTCTAGACAAAAATCAGATCAAGAAGTTGTAGAGTTTTTTGTTTCAAACTTTGTATCTTGTCCAGATCCAGAAACACTTTGGATTGGTGAAATGATGAAAGAGGGAGAAACAAGATATCAAAACTGGCAAAAGAAAGTTCAGTCACTTTCATATGTTTTCAAAGAAGAGAGTCAGTCTTTATTTGAAGAAAATAAATTTGAGGATGTCTTTAAGTGTGCAAAGGGACATCCTCCTCTTCTAAAAAAGTTCCTGAGCGGGAAAATTAGCCTGGAAACTTTAGTCATCTACGACAAGATATTCCTGTTCGGGAATAAGTTTGATAAGAAACTTCAGGACCCTGTGTGGGAAACCGTCAGTCGTAGGATTAAAAAATACAATCCATTCCTAAATATTGATGTATTTCGTTATCGTAAAATCTTGAAAGAAGTTATTCTAGGAGACCAATGAGTTTCTTCAATTCCGAAGTTGTCCGCGCAGAGATGACTGAGATATCTGAAATGCAGGAGGAAGTTTATAAAAATGTTTTTGAATTTCCTCATATGGATAAAGAACAAAAACTTTATCATGTAAATCTTTTAGATAAACTTCTAGAAAAACAAAAGATTCTTTATACTCGCTTGAGTTTATCTGATGATCCTGAAGCTCAGGAAATGAAAAAGCGTATTGCTGAGTCTGCATCGATGATGGGTCTTCCACCAAATGTGGATATGAATGTTGTTTTCAATAACATGACGAAGATGCTAGAAGCAATGCGGGAACGAATTGACAAAACGGGTTCAGACCTGTAGAATAACGAAGTACACAAAAGCCAAATCCGTACAACACGAGGTAATCTTAATGTCCTTTAACGATCTAAAAAAACAATCCAAACTGGGTTCTCTCACTTCTAAACTGGTGAAGGAAGTTGAGAAGATGAGTACAACTTCTGGAGGTGCTGATGAGCGTCTTTGGAAACCTGAAATGGATAAAACTGGTAATGGTTTCGCAGTTATCCGTTTCCTTCCCGCTCCAGAAGGAGAAGAAATTCCTTGGGCAAAACTTTATACCCATGCTTTCCAAGGTCCTGGTGGTTGGTATATTGAAAACTCTTTGACTACTGTTGGTCAAAAAGATCCTGTTTCAGAGCATAACCGCGAACTGTGGAACAGCGGACATGATGCAGATAAAGAAACTGTTCGTAAGCAAAAGCGTAAACTTTCTTATTATTCCAACATCTACGTAGTTAAAGATCCTGCAAATCCTCAAAACGAAGGTAAAGTCTTCCTGTTCAAGTATGGTAAGAAGATCTTTGACAAGATTATGGAAGCAATGCAACCTGAGTTTGAGGATGAAACTCCTATTAACCCCTTCGACTTCTGGCAGGGTGCTAATTTCAAACTCAAGATCGTAAAGAAAGATGGGTATTGGAACTACGACAAATCAGAATTTGGTTCAGTTGAACCACTACTGGATGATGATGATGCTCTGGAAGCCCTCTGGAAGAAGGAGTATTCGCTGACTGCAATTACTGCTCCAGACCAGTTCAAGTCTTATGAAGATCTTGAGCGTCGTATGAATATGGTTCTTGGTCTGAAGAATGCCTCTCCTTCTCGCTCTCGCGCTGTTGTTGAGCAAGAGGATGACCTTGATGAGTTCACACAAACTCCTAATGTTCAGGAGCGTGTACTAGAAGAGTTGGAGCAGTCTTATGCTCGTTCTAAGTCTCCTTCACTTCCTCAAATCACTCAAGATGATGACGAAGATGATGCACTCAGTTATTTTCAAAAACTGGCAGAATAAATCAATCTTTAGGAATAAATCCTAATATTATCTCCTCTCTTAAGGGTTCTAGTTACATATTGACTAGAACCCTTTTTGTATGTCATAATATCTTCTAAATCGTTGAAGACAATATTTAAATATCTTGGTTTTAGTATAAAAATATTTCTCTTCTTTTCTTCTAAATTAATTTCATATTCGTAGTTTGTAACTGGTAATAGGAAATTTGATGAAGTAACTCTGACAGTAGAATTCAAACCATTATCATAATATTGATAGTAATAGTTTGTTGAGGTGGTCATTGGTTCATTAGATATAAACTCAACAATTTCTTTTCCTCCAATAGACACTATATCTGCTTCTGCACTGATATCCAAATCAAAATTAAAAGCTAAAACTTTACCAGAATCTTCTGCTTCTATTCCAGCAACAGTAAATGATCCATTAAACGCTAAATTCGTAGAATTGCTTAGAATTATTTCAGATCCTACCTTTAAATTTTCAATACCATTTGTAAGTAATATTGAAACTTTTTTTGTTACTATGCTATATGAAAGTATTTGAACTTCTGATTTAATTGATTGAACTAGACCATTTCCAGATTTCCATTGAGTTGGCATCGTAATTCCTTCTGGAATTATTAAGTTTCCAACACTATCTCTAATTTCTTTTGTTTCGTAATGATGAATTCCACTATAAAGATTTTCATAAGACTCATATTTTTCTAGCATTAATTTATCAAACACTGTCTGTGGTAATGGCCATTCTGTTTGTATGTTCATTATATTATTAGAAAGAAGGATTACCCAATCAAGTGTTTCGTCATTGTAGAGTTTGTAAGCAACATTATCGGGTCTTTCGTCGCCAATGATATCATATTTTGTGAAGAATGAAAGATTACCAAAAATATCATCACGAAGTTTTCCGCGACGGAATAGATTTTTTACAGTCGCATACTCAGAGATTTGTCTTTGGTTAGAATCTCTGCTGACATAATCAAAATCTGGAACTTGTCTGAAGTATGATGGCATTTTAGTAACCTATTATAGTTTCGTCTTTTAGATTGTTATAATCGTTTTCTGTTACTGGCTCAAGTTCTTGGAATTGTAATGTTAAATTATATGATGTCATAGTTGCAGATTGATCATTAAATGTCATATAAGAATTATCTGGAGTATAATCAACAGAACAAGATTGCAAAGCACACATCTTTATTCTATTTAATGATGGATGATCCGCATCAGTTCCTCTAAGATGATATTTTATTTTGAATACATTTGGTGCTTTCAAGAATAAGTTAAATTTAGTATCTTTAACTGACATATTTTGTTTAAAATATCTTATAATATACTTGACTTGCTGCGCTTCAATTTCATTTCTTGGGGATAATCTAAAAGTAAAATTAAATGGTCTTAATTGTGGGCCTTGAAATAATAATTCTAAGTTTGGATTTATAACAGCGCCTCCCATTCTGGACAAAAGACCATTAACACCCACTGCCTTTCCTGCAAGAAAAAGTCTTACTGCATTACTAATACCATTATTACTGCCTGACTTGAATATCATATCCATATCCTTTAGGACTCTTTCTCCAGTTCCTGCAATATCTTGTTGTGCATTATATGAAACTGATGCTGCATATGCTTGAAGTGAATTTATATCTTCTCCGCCCCATTGAACCGTATTTGAATCTGTAATTGATGGTTGAATAGGTAAAGTTACAGATCCTTTAGGATTTCCAAATTTTCTAGGTTCAAATGCTAGATTAGCATCAAAGCTGTTATTTCCAACCTGACCTACATTTAATCCTCTTCCAACATACTCATATGCTATAAAT